TGACATTACATTCTTTGGCTGTTCAGCACCAGATGCTTTCTTGATATAAGAACCCATAGTTTTCTTTGAGAGTTCGTCGATCTGCTCAGCTTCTTCGTTAGCAATCTTACGAACGGTATTCTTGCGATTGTAATACTTGCGAGCATCATCGGCAGTTTCACCGCTCTTCTTGAAAAGACCAGGTAGTTGCTTTACTGCTTTTTTAGCATAAGAATCTTTTGTAGTTGCGGAGATCTCATCGATCTGTTCTTCATCAAGCATATTCTTACCAAGCTTGGTACGAACTGCCTTGGCAAGCTTTGATACATCAACACCAAAATCTTTAGCAGCAGAACTAACATGGCTCTTGCGAATATTATCACCATAACGCTTTTGCAGATGAGCAACAATCTTTGCAGTCTCATCGATCTGCTCAGCTTCTTCGCCGTACATCTTATTAAGTGCACGGTTAACACCGACTGTGCGATTTTGCATCTTCTTGAGTTGGCCGTCATAACCCATTTTTGGCTTACGCGCACTAAAGTCTGCTGCAGCTTTCTTTGTATATGCACCCATTGTGCTCTTTGAAAGCTCTTCAAGCTTTTCGGCTTCTTCAGCAACTTTCTTTTTCTTACTGCGAAGAAGTTTGAAGTCATGAGCATCTACCTTGCCATTCTTGTTGGCATCGATCTTGTGCTGACTACCCTTGAGTTCTTCGTAGACCTTTTCGTCTTCACCTGGATTGTAACCATGGCGATCCTTACGGCGATCAGCCATCTTTACCTTGGAACCCTTAAAGACTTCGTCGTCATTGCCATTGCGATCTGCATGCTTGGCAACAACGTGCTTATCCACGAACTTTTGTTCGTCAGGATTCTTAACTTTCAGGTAACCTTCTAGGAATTGATTAAGCGTCTTCGCCATCGTCTTCGAATCCTTCTAAATCTTCGTCTTCTAATTCTTCTTCTTCGTCGTCGTCTTCCCAGTCGATGTCTTCAAGATCTTCTTCATCGATTTCTAAATCTTCGTCATCGAGATCTAGATCTTCGTCGTCAAGATCGAAATCATCTTCATCGTCGACAGTATCTTCTTCAGTTGCAAACATGCCTTGTGCGACAGAGATTCTCATGTCATCAATAGCTGCACTTGCTTTCTGACCCATGATATCATCAAATGCAGAAGCGAACTTTGTCGGCTGCTGATTCATAGAAAAGTTGATAAGATCATCAATATCGGCCATGGTTTCCTCCAAATTTTTATTATTTATAATCACGCTGGTTTCTTAACTAGATCTGGAACCTTAGGAAGAGAAGGAACTTTTGCCGTCTTTCCTGTGTCTGGTCCTAGAGCTCCACTTGTATCTTCTGGTCCTGGAGCCTCCATTGGCTGGCCATCTGGTCCCATTTCAACCGGTGGATTATATTGTGGATTTTCTTGTTCTTCAACGATTTGCTCGTCAATTTCCTTCATGTCTTCTTCAGTTTGATACAGAACATTACGACGTACCCATTCGTGTGAGTAGTACTTGCCTGTATAGTCATCAATATCACGAAGCATTGAGATACGATCACGAAGAATTTCAGTATTTCTTAATTCAGCAAAGTGGTTATCTTCTGAATACTCATACTTAAAGTTAGTTTTAAATTCTTGCCAATCTTCACTGGTAATAACACCCTTGAGGATAAGTTGCTTCTCAAGAATCTTATTAAAGAGTTCTGAGAACTTACCACGAAGGCGAGTAATAAACTTAGCAAACTTAACTTCATCACGTGAAACTTCAGTAGCACGACCAAAGCTATAGTTTTGTTCTGGATCAAGACGAGTAATTGGAACGTTCAACGACTTATAAAGCTTACGTTGGAAGTAAACCACATCGTCCATTTGGCCAAGGTTTTGACCACCAGGAAGAGTTGTAATTTCTGTACCTTTACCACCTTCACGACGTGGTAGCCAGAAATCTTCAAGCATTGTCATGTGCTTACGATCGTCACGAATTTCACCAGTCTGAGCATCGTAAACTACGCGGTTCTTAAAGCGAGTCATAATATCACGAAGATATTGCTCAGCTTTCATCTTTGGTAGGTTACCAACATCAATGTAGAAAATACGACGTTCTGGAGCACGAGAAATACGATAGATAACCAGTGAGTCTTCCATAGACTTTAGCTGGTTGAGTGGCTTGATTGCCTTTTGCAGGTAACCAATCACCATATCACCACCGACATTTACTAGTCCAGATGATGTATTGACAACGGAATCTACAGCAATACGAATGCCCTGTGACGCAGGATCGTTATAAGTAGATCCTTGTGTAGGTGCTTTGGCGAATCCTTTATCATTATAGATATAGAATTCTTCAGCAGTCTTATTGATAATTACGTTAGTATTCTTATTCGCCTTGACTCTCTTTTGAGTCTTAATCTTACGAATCTTACGCGGATCAACGTATCTTAATTCTTTGATACCTTCACGCGGTGCTTTTTCATCGATGATAGCATGATAGTAAAGTCTACCATCAACATACCATTTACGAAAGATTTCATATGCGTGTTGGTTAAATTCAAGAAGTTCGAGAGTATTATCAAACTCTTCTAGAATCATCTTCTTGATATTTTCTGGTTGTTCTAGATCGTCAAGGTTCAGAGATACGATCTCTTTCTTGGGATCCATTACAATAGCTTCATTGACAATATCGTCAACTGCCATTTCAATATCTGGATGCATAGAGATTTCACGGTACTTGCTGACAAGTTCCGCTTCGTTTCTTACTGCACCTTCAAGATCTACGTATTGGCCGTATGCGCCACCTTCGGAAACGACAAGTGCACCATCTTCTTCCAGTTTTGGAGCAAAAGATGGTAACTCTTCTTGCGGTTTCTTACGAACAATTTCAAAACCAAATAACTCGGCCATTTGGACTCCTGTTAACAAAAAAGTAAGGGGAATGGTTACCCCTTACTTATTACTGACCACCAGCTCTATCGGTGGTGCCACCACTTACAGTCCAGTAATCGTACGAGAATGTTACCTGGAACGATTCAATCTGATCTGTTGTACCCCAATCGAGTTCGATTGGAGAAATAACACTTGGGAAGACTCCATTGAATGTATATTCACGAAGCTTCGAACCGTCCTTAGCATACTGGATTACAGTAGCATTTGACTTATAACGATTGATATCGCGAACATTACGCTCAAGACGATTGATTCGGTTCGACCATTCTTCCATGGCGTTACGAATCAGGAAGTCTTCATCATTGATAACTGTTACTGTCCAGTCACCGAATGTTCTATCTCCAGCCAACTTCATTTGGCGGCCGAAGTAAAACACAGGAATGACACCCAGTTGAGATTCTGGAATCTGAGCAGCCTGAACCATGAAAGGTGTTTTCAGGTCGCCCGAAGCATTTGCAGGATTGTTAATACGCACCTGGAAAAGATTCTGACGTGCACCGCCGTAAACCAGTTGGCTTCTCATTTCATTGATATTAAAAGCCATTTCTTATTTCCTCCTAGTTTCTTTTATTTATTAGAACTGGCCGACAACTTCGTTGAACTCTACGCCGGATCTTACAGCAACAAAGTTCAGTTGGATGAAGTTGATGCTCTTAGCTGGCTTAATGTAGATGTCACCAACAAAGCGGTTTGTATCAACAACTTCTGGAGTATTGTTTGTTTCGTCGCAAACAACACGGAAGTCAATGATACCACGGCGGCCCTGGATATCACGGAGGAATGGTTCAATCAGATTCAAGAATTGAGATCTTGTGAATTCATCATTGAACTCAAAGAGCATCTGATTAGCAGCTGTTGCAATTGTCTTTTCAAGGACAATAAACAGACGACGTACGTTGATACGATCGAATGCGCTTGAACGACCAAGAGCGGTCTTGTCACCGAACAGAACTGTTCCTTGACCTGGCTGCGTGATTACTGGGTTGATGTCGTTCTTATAAAGAAGATCACGATCTGTCTTGTTAGGGCTATAAGCCAGCTTTACAAGGTTCTTGATCTGACCACGATTGTAACCAGCTGGTGAGAACCATGGATCACGTAGATCGTCCGAACGAGCTGTTAGACCAGCAATATCACCATTCAGTGGAACATAGCGATATACGTCGTTGTACTTGTCGTACTGGTACTTATAACCAGAATCGATGAATGCATACGAGCTATTGCGTACCTGTTGACGGAATTCTACGATATTTGAAGCTTGTGAACCTTCAACACCTGCTCCAACAACATCTTCCTTCTGAGGTGATACAAATACTACGCAGTCCTTACGAACATCAGCAATATTGTCAATCAGATAATTAGCTAGTTGAGCGCCTTTCAGCGGATCGTTTGTTGCGCCAATAGACTTACCTGCCATAAGCAGAGATACATCAACCAAAGATGAATCGGCGAAGAGATCATAAGCTGAAGCAAGAGCAGCAACAGATGTCGAACTTTCTGTTATACCATCGCGTCCACCGATAAACGATTTAGCATATGGAGCGCTTGCTGTAGAATTTGTAAGACTTGCTGCAGCAGCTGTAGCAGCTTCTGAACGATCGTTCGTTGCCCATACATAGCGTGAGTTGTCATTTACAACTGTCTTATAGAAAGCCGTTGTACCATCTTCGCCAATAGCGTCTGTAGCACGTGAAAGATTCTCGTAAACTTCAAGGACTGTTCCAGGTGTACCTGAGAACTTACCATCTTCGTCTACAACTACAACACTTACTTGGTCAACAGTTGTTAGGCCACGATCTGCAAGATAGCTTGATGTGCCTGGAGCTGCTGGAACAGTATTGAAGAATTCCCACTTACGTGTGATTGTATTCGAACTGAAGTTCGAAGCACGATTCCAAGTATCTTCAAATGTAATTGGGAAGTAAGCTAGAGTTAGATCGTTGAATGTAATAGCTTCAGGAAGCGACTTAATCTTCAGTGTCTGAGTACCAACACTTGTGTTACCAAGTTCAATATAATCACCAACAGACAGAGACGCTAGAAGTATTTCTGTAGCTGTTTTTGTTTCAGCATATGTAAGGTTACCTGAACCGGCATCATTTCCTGCCCAAGTAAGAACAACGTTAGCAACATTTGAATTAACAGAAACACTAATTGCTGCATTTGCAAGTTGATTTAGTTTAAAGCCATCGTCTGCAGCAACAGTAGCAGGACCGGCAGCAGCACCACCAACACTGTTTCCACTGAACATATTAATTGCGCGTGTGTATTGATTTGCTGAATCGCACATAGAAACACGAAGCGAGTTACCAAGATCACCTGGATAACGAGCTACAAACTGCGTGCTTGTAAAGGTAGCATTTGCTGGACCCTTATCTTCGAAGTCGTCTGCGTTCTTGACAATGCAGTCTGCAAGTTCAATAACACCACTGTTAGCAACAGCATTCAATGTAAGTGTATTTGCAAAGAAGTTAAGCTGAGCATCAGTTGATGTAGTAGCCGATTTTGTAATAACTACGGCTGTATTGTTTGTGTTAACAGTTGTAGCAGATACAACAAATGTATCAGCTGGAATGCCAGCACCAAATACTGCTTGACCGGCAGCAACACCAAAGTCGGTGCCAATAAGTGTAACAGTTGTAGATGAATTCAGATTAGCTGAAGCAGCTGCAACTGTGTTTGAGAAACCAGTTGTTACAGCAGCACGGCTTACATATAGAGCATTACCATATGCAAGGAAGTTAGCAGCTGTAAAGAAGGTTTCGAAATTGTCTGATGTTGGCTTGCCGTAACGTGCGGCAAGAGTATTTTCTGAATCTACTAGAATGAACTTTCCGATAGGACCCCAACGGAACACACCACCAATGGCACCAACAGTGGTTGCCAGCGATGGGATGGTAGTAGTTAGGTCGATCTCAGATACATTAATTCCAGGGCTGACTTGAAACGCCATTGTTATCTCCCTTAGTCGAAGGTGTTATATACGAGTTTTGTTTTATTTATAAGTTAAGGAAATTGCGTTTTTGCTCTGCCCAGAACTCGTCTCGATAAGTATTATCATTTCCAATCAAAGATTCGTTGCTTTGATCGTCATATTCGTCATCACCGGTACTCATTAATCCAAACGGAAGCATCTCTTCTTCAAACATTCTTTCGTTTTGTTCATAGATTTGCTTACGGATATCAAGGTCTGTAAGTTCTTTTAAATATGGTTGTGTAGTTAACCAAGCAAAGAGAACACAGCACATGGCCATATCGTCATGGCCTTCTTCTGCTTCGTATGATTGGTTACCTTTTAGACTATTCTTGAGTGAGAATCTTGTCAATTCATAGATTGTATCATAGTCTGAAATAATAAACTTGTCAGATTCTACAAGAGTCTTGAGTGTAGCACATCCAATTCTCTTTACTTGCTTGGTAGTTCTTACACCACGAGTTGTCGAAGTAGCAAAACCACCAGAAAGACTTTGGCCAGACCTACCATTATTGGCAGTGACAAAGATACCTTCATATTCTAGATCGTAGTGAAGAATATCTGCAACCTGTTGGCCAATATCATTTGTTTCTACAAGTACAACTGCATCATTATAGTGCTTTGCCACTTCGTAGATAATATTAGGATACAAAAGTGGACTCAATAGATTGTTTCTAAATGTGGCAACTTGTCTGTATGGTAGGTTATTTACATTCACTACAATAAAGGCTGAGTAGTCAGCACCGGCTCCTCGAGAAGTATCCACTACAATTGCATAGATGTTATCTTTAATTGGTTCTTCATAGACTTTCAGACCAGCTGGTGTCGTATGAATTGGATGCTTATAAACCATATTACGAAGTTTATTTGGATTAATCAGCGTATTCGAAGATCCAAGAAACTCACACTCGTATTCCTGTCTGAACTGGTCTTCAGAGGTGTTGGAAATTGTTTCTTCTTTCCATGCCTCATCACGGCCTGGAATCTGTGACCAGTGAACGTCGACACGAGCATAAGCATTACGACCTTCTTCAGACTCTGTCCAGATACGGTAGAACATGTTCATACCATTTGGAGTTGAAGTCACTAGAACCTTAGAACTTTGACCAGATGAAATGGTAGGATAAACCGAAGCAAAGAACTCGTCTTGAATGTTGGTCGGAACGAACGCAAATTCGTCGAGGTAGACCATGTTCTGCGAAGTACCACGAATAGCAGAAGATGACGTAGCAGAAGCAAGGATTTCAGATCCATTCTCCAGCTTAATGTTACCCTTGTTCCATTCGGTAACTCCCATCTGGAGCCACTTCGGAAGGTGTTCAAACATAAGCTGAATACGACCAAGAATTTCTCGAGCCTGTCTGTCTTTGTTGGCGAGAATAGCAATCGAGTATTCTTCGTTAAAGAGGATCTTCCATAGCAGATAAGCAGCAACCGTAGTTGTCTTACCAACCTGACGAGGCATCTTACAGATAACAAAACGATTGGCCTCAAAGGAAAGAATCATTTCCTTCTGGAATTCCCAGAGCGGGAACATGATAAGACCCTTGTCAATATTGACAATCTTACAATAAGTTAAGATAAAGTAGATTGGATCTTCAGAGCACTTGATATACTCAGCAACTTGCTCTGGAGTATACTCGACCTTTGTATCTGCTCTTTTAAGTCTAGGATTACCTAGATAATTTTCACTGCTCATCTTTATTTTGCTTTAAGTACTTCTGTAACTCGGCAGTTGATCCGACGAATAGATTATTCGTGACCTGTTGTGGTGTAGCTTCTGGATCGTCTTCTAGAAGCTTTTTCTTTTTGGCTTGGAGATCAAGTAAGTCTTTACTGGCTCCAACCATAGTGTTCATCATAGTAGCAAGAACTTCGTATGCTCTTGGATGTTGACTCTGGCGAGCTACATCCATTAGATCAAAGAGAGCTTCTTGTCCCTTATTGATTACTTCCATCATGTTTTCACGAGCGTAATCAAAATCCGCTTCAACTTGTGGAATTGC